GCCAAGAGTTAATGGTGTGGTGTATCAAGCGTGAAGATAAAGTTAAAATGTGGTTAGACCCAACAAAAAATAAAGAAGAACGCGAGCGCGGTGTTAGATATCTTGGTAAGACTTTAAGTAGGCACGCTGATAGGTATTGCAGAAGGCGTAAAGCACAGTCATTAGGTTATGAGTTAAGAGATGAAGTTTATTACACGCCAGCAATCCTTACTGAAGTATTGCCTTATGTATGGGGTGAAATAGCAGAAGCTAAAGATACTTCTAAGCCAAAGGTTTCAGGTGGTGGTAATCCTGCCGAAGGTGGTAACTATATTGTTAGCGTGATAGATATTAAAAGAGGATTAGAAAAGATAGATGTTCAAGATCGTATGGTGCTTGAACTTAGATTCTTTGAGAGCCTTACGTTATCGCAGATAGCAACTACCTTGCAGGTATCTGATTCAACTGCTGATCGCAAGGTGCGTGGCGCACTTCGTAGGTTGTGTTACAAACTTGGCGGAGATAATCCTTGGGAAAGGTATTCGCGTGGAGATTAAACATAGCAAAGCGTGTCGGACGGAGATCAGACCAGTAATAGATCATTCTTATTATGAATTGTATTGGGTCTGTGTAAAGAATTGTAAAGTAGATAAATGAATTGGGAATATTCATTGACCCCACAGGAAGAAGCAACTTGTGTTGAGGTTGGTTATCAAAGACAGAAGCCTTACTTCGGTGATCCCACCCGCAACATTAATTATTCTGAGGGTGATCTATGGGAAATGTGGCAACATATTGTATGTGCTGGGTCTGAGCTAGCCTTTGCTAGAATGATGGGCAATAAAGATTTTATACCGCACTACAATAAATGGAAATCTGAATTAGATTTACCTGAGTGGGGTGAGGTTCGCTATTCATTTGGAAATCTTGGCTTGCGTTTTACCAACCGAGATAACCCTGAATTAAAATATGTATTATTAGTAGGCGGTCTAGCTAATAAGCCAACCAAACAGAAGCCTACTGAGTATAAGAGTTCTCCTTATATAGCATTAGGTTGGATGTATGGGGTAAATTGTATGGAAGATGAGTATAAGTTCAATGATAAAAGCTGGTATGTGCCAGCCGATAACTTAAGATCAATGGAGTATGTGTATGCCTAGTTATGAGTTCGGTTGTGATCCGTGTGAAACCTATAAGATATTAGAAGCCTCAGTCTTTGTTAGTTTACCGCCGCCTGATTGTGAGAGTTGCTCAAAGCCTATGCACCGTATATTCTCTGTCCCACCTGTTAAGTTTTTAGGTGGTGGGTTTTACTCAACCGACAACCCACGCAGATAGGTTTGTGTGTATCGGGGAAGACACACAAAACAAGAACCCCCTACTGACTAGGTAGGGGGTTCTTTATTGCTTCTAGCCCTGAAGGGTGGGCGAGCAACTATGATCTACTTGACGGAAGATACTAGTAGATCAATCAGACACAATCTTATCAGGGTTTCTTAATAGCGCAATTCGGGCGTAAGAGCTTGAGTCATAAGCACTTATCCTTTTACTATAATCTTTCTCTGCTTGTGCTTTAGTTGCGTATGGTCCAACTGCTTGGATTAGGTTGAATAAAGTAGGATGAACGGCAAAGATTACATACTGTTCCCTATCCGCCAAGCTATCTTCTACCAGTTTCCATACCCACTTGGCTAATTCCTCTACATCATTAGCCTCACCTTCAAGTAAGGCTATTAGTTTGCGTAGCTCAGTTAGCTTAGCACTCATCAGTAGTGGTGTGGTGTTGAGTTGAGCCAAAATCGGTAGGCATTACAAGGTGTGTGGTATCGCTTAGCAATGTATCTATAACCCTTGAGGATTTGAATAGAAGGGTCGCTACTTGTTTCTCCAAGTCGTTGAGCAATCCCGTAAGCACTTGATCCGTGTTGGTTCTTTGCGAAGTTATCAAACCTGCTCTCACTGGTCCAAAGTGCGTCAATGCAGAGCCACTCTGTTTCTTGCCACCCCCAACCAGCGTAAGCGTAGGCTTCGGCCAGTTCTCTGTTTCTTTTCTTATCATATGCTGTCGCTTTCGTTTGTTTGACGCTTGTGTTCGGCTCTACTATCCCCTTGAATGGTTCTACAATAGCCTTTAGCGGGGCTATATTCCAGCAAACGGCTGAGAGTATCAATACTCCAATACTCAACGCTGTTATGCACTTTTTTCGTCTTGATATATTCCGTGCCATAATTGTCCGCTTACCTCTCTTGGCTTAATGTAGTGGCGCGGGACGCCCTGTTCATCAGCTAGCTTTCGGTATGTGTGTTGGTAATAGGTTGTGTTGTTGTTCATTTCACGGGACTTCTTTCCTATCGCTTCCCGTCTCTCATAAGGTAGCGTGCCACCATATATCCCATAGTTAATTGTATCAACTGATAGGAAAGAATTGTCTAAACACCCCTGTCTAATGGGACAAATAGCACAAATCTTTAAGGCTTCTACCGCTTTTGCTGTCTCTTCCTTGTGTTTAGGCGTGGTTGTATTACGCACCGCCTCAGGAAACCATAGCTCTAGGTCGTGTGATAGGCAGGAAGCTTGGGAAGTATCAAGTCTCAATCCACTTCCCATTTGTGTAATAGGTTGGCTAGGCAAACCCCTGCTATACCTGCCCCAATAGCGATAACAATAATCACTCTTGGAATCCCTTCACTATTGCTATGGCTGTGTCTAATCCAGCCGTATCACGGCTAGTCTTTTGCCGTTCCTGTAATGCGTTAATAACTTCAGCTAGTATCTCATTACTAGCGTGGCTATATCCCGTCTCATAACTGTCGGCTAGGGCTTTGCCCACACTCTCGGTCAATTTATCCAACTGTTCCTGCGCTGTCATTTTAATTCCCCTGTCTTATTGATTGATACTTCGTGATAGTCTCCAAGTGTTAAGCCGTTTTGATCTGCTACTCCCTCAGCCCAAGCTTGGATTGTGTCTCGCTCGTCCTCTGTTCCTTCGCTATCTGCTTCGTGATAGACCAACACATTAGCTGTCCATTGTGAGCCACGAAAGATTACTTCATATTCAAACTCGCTCATTTACTTTCCCCTTCTATTATTTTTTCCAGCCTTGATAGGATTACCTTGCGTTCATCAGCAAGCCTAATCAGCTCGTTTGCGCTGTCAATTAGGCTCTCTAGTGTTGTGTCGTTCATTTATCGCACCCACAAATCTTTATATCTTGTAAGCAATCGCCACACATTAAGCTACCTCTTCTCCTTCTATATATCCTTCAGCTAATAGACCTTCAAAGAAGTTCCATATATCTAGTAAGCCTTCCTTATTGGCAGGGCTAGCGGTGTCAATAGCAATTTGTAAAGCACCACCCATAATTTGTATATCTTTATATTTATATCCGAGCATTTTCCGTCCCCTTCCTTCTCCGTGTTAGGTTGTTAGGAGAAGATTACCGCCCACTCTTTGTAGAGTGAGCGATAACCCGCCACTACTTATTGATTACAGCTATAACACCGCCAGCCTCTAACTCTAAAATAGTGTTGCTCTGTATCTTTATTACAATAAATACAGAATTGTATATCCACAGTAGGCTGACCTACTGGGTCGGTATATTTACTCATTACCTTACCCCCAATTTAGCTAAATTAGTATTGTTATAGTGGTAATGGCATAGCGGTATATTGTCCGCTACCTCTACCTCTTTATTACATACTTTACAATTCATAGCTTTACCCTTCTTTCTATCTAATCAATCTGACTAGATAGCATAAGTATAACAATCGCATATTTTAGATTTTAGTTTTTAACTAATCTCCAAACAGCGACACTCCCGACAATTTGTTAAACTTGACAGTATAAAATACTACTTTTCTTGCCCCATTTCGTCTAATAGGAAGGCTAGGTCGTGGTATGAAGTGGCTTCGGCATACTCACTAGCCCAAGTCGGTTCGTCTATGTCCTGATATTTTTCATCTGTCCACACTATTGAATAGCCGTCCCACTCATCATAATTTAAGAAGGCTAAATAAATTGTGTCGTCCTTGATTACTTTTACGCTTTTTTCATAGGACTTATTAATTCTTTCTCTGAAAATAACTGTTAGTCCTGTTGGCTCGTCTATCTTTGTGCTTATCATTTATTCCCCTTCCTCATTTGGTTGTGTATCTGTATCGCCGTCTTTAATACAACCAGCACACACATACCAGCCCCCGTCTAACCATATAAAATCGGCTACCCCTTCACAATATACGCACTCGTTCATTAGTTATTCTCCCAAGTTAGGTCGTCTAAGTAATGCCTAAAGCTCATACCCTCGTGGTCGTCCTCGTTCCAATTTACTACCCAATCGGGTGCTTTATTTGGCTCTCGCCAGTAGGTTTCATACCCATTAAACTCGTCCCAAAATAGAGTGAGTTCATACTTGTTGACCTCATACTCAAAGTAGATATACCGCTTCCACCCTGTTTCCTCGTGCTCTTTACCGATTATCTTTATTTCTTTTGTTGCGTTCATTTATTGTCCCCTTCTATCTGTTGTTTGTTTATATCGTTTATAGTCGGCTCGGCTTTGCTTGTAGGGCAGTCAGCGTATGGCGTGTCCTGATCGTCAGCTATATCTTCGCATAAGCAGAAGCCAAACCCCGCCACTTGCGTGGCGTGGTTTAATTGTGCTAATTCTCCCCAGCTAATAGACATCTCGCTCATTTACTCCCCCATTGGATAGATCCCGTTAATAACCCGTTAATATGAGAGAGCGTCTCTTTAACGCCCCTAATATACTCATCACTCTGACCACTCCACCCTTCGCGGTCAATCTCTGATAAAAAATTAAGGACATATTCGTTAGCTTTGTGTGTAGTTATACTCATTTACTTACCCCTTCATTTTTTAACGCTTGATTACAAGCATTACACCAAATACCATTACCAATTTTCATTACAAAACTAGGTAATTTTTCGCCATTACTTAGCTTTATATATAGTGCCTCATTAGAGCCACAATTTTTACAAGTAGGTAATTTAGTTTTCATTTATTTACCCCGTAGCACGCGTCAATCGTATTAAAGCAGAAGTGGTCATTAACCCAAGTGATATGGGTGGATAAATAATACAATCCAAGCAACATTGCGCCCCAAAATAGGGCGCGGATTATAGTTTTAATTTTCATTAGGCGTTTACCTTCATTTCAGATAAAAAACTGTCAGCAATTTCAGACCAATTCACTCTATAAAGTGAGCCGATATCGGTCAGCATAGAAAATAGACCTTGATTACCAGCCAAGTTTTCTGATGTTAATAGGTCTTCAGTTATCCAAGTTTCTAAGGTATCAGCAAGGCAATAAATCGCTTCACTCTGCCCCGCGCCGTCTTCTGTTGCTGGGTGATTTTCTATTGTTGCTTCTGTGTAGCCTTGTGCGGTTTCATATAGGTATTGGTCGTTATTTATATGTAAAGCGGTAGCCCAAGTTTCACGATTAGACCAGCCGTTATATTCCTGTTCTGTATTCATAAAAACCCCCTTCAGAGTTTAATTTAAGAGCTTAGTCTAAGCCCTTACCATTACCCGCAATAGTCCTCTTATTACGGGCAATAGTCAAGGATTAACCTAGTGTTGCTAGATAATCTTCAAAATTATTTAATTGGTTAGTGATTTGGTCGGGGTCGCGTTCCAATACCGCTTCAAAATCGGCTAGAGCTTGCCCCGTCAGCGTGTTGAGCTTGCGTCTAATATAGTTAAGCTCTTCATCAATAGTCATTTACTTGCCCCTATCGTCTAGTAAAGCCACCCTTAGTTTAAGAGTAGCCCGCCCTCTCCCCTGGTGTAATAGGAGAGAGGACAGGACACTATTAACGCTTAGCTTTTGCTCTTACTCTTCCGCCCCACATAGCCGCCAACTCTTCCCCTGTAATGGGGCGATTAGCCTCTTCTGTTAAGGCGTAGCAATCTACGCACAAGCCAGTAGGGAATAGAGCCGTAGGGCTTACCTCTCTCTTACACTTAGAGCAATTAGTCATTAGAAACCCACCCCAATCACTTGAAACTTGCCAGCCTCCACAAAAGAGCGTGAACGCTCATCATTAGCAAAAAAGGCGTTAATCTCCTCCACTTGCTTGATTACTTGATCGGGTGAGCCGTGTGCGGTTAGGTTAATTCCCGCCTTCTTATAAGCTCTTATAAGTGAGTTAATGCGGGGCTGAGTAAAGCTACCCTCCACCCACGCAACGCCTTCGCTATCGGCTAGAATTGAATAAGCCGTGATGCTCTTCTTCATTAAATCCCCCTTCATAGGCATTTAATTGGTGGTTAAATCTTAACCCCCACCCCCGCCCCCTACCGATAGGTAAGGGACGGGAGAAGGCTTTAAGCTATTTAATCCCGCACGCTTCAATAAAGCGGGCGCGATCAAATCGGGGATTATCATTAGATAATTCTCCCGCCATCATCATCACCAGCGTTAGATAATCATTTAGAGCTTTAGTCTCATCTAAAGCTATACCAGCCTTAAAGCTAGCCAATACATCAGCTATTAAAACATAATCTTTACGGGTCATTATTCTTACTCTCCTTATAGGCTCTTAATTGGTAGCTAGTCCCACCAATAAGAGCAGAATACACCCGCCAGCTCTAAGATCAAGCACTATTTGATAACAATTAGATAACAATAATTTGCCCCTTACTCTCTACCTTAGGCTTAGGGTTTGCCAATAGCTATCAGCTAAAGCCGTGAGCTGACGGGTAAAGCTTTACCAATTCCCCCGCCCTTACCAATTCCCCGCCCCTTATGGGGTGTTAATGCGCCCTTAATTGGTGGTAATGGATAGTTGCCCGCTTTGCTTTTAATAACCAATTAACACCGCTTAACGATCTAGTTTGCCCTTATTACATAAGAGAAGCCCCTTATAAGGTAGTTAAATGCCCCTCCAATTATTGACCAATAGCTCACCAATAGCGGGGGGTGGGTAGTAATTATGGTGGGGAATAAATGAAGAGCTGACGGCAACGACCCCAGCCTTTTTAACTTTGTCGCCCCTCCCCCTATACTATCCACCACAATATTTTTTCTAAATACTGAGATAGCATCTCATATATTGAGACGGTTATAAAAATACTTTAGGCTCAAAGCCAGTATGTAATACTACTTATTTACAGTGTGACATAAATCACGTAACACAATGCGGGATAAAAGGCAAATCTCCCGCCTTAGTATATAGTAGGGGATTAAATAATCCAGAATCCCCCGTTCGGCTCACGGCAGTGTGAGCCTCAAGCGAACAATGCAGTTGAGACGAACGGATCGCTTAGGGGCTTCCAGCCCCACGCTCTCCCAATAGGAAGCAAGGCTGTAGGCCTTGCGACCCCCCAAGAAGGGGTCCACTGAAGGACCCCCTAAAGATTGGGATAGTTATGTCTAAACCTAGACCAGGCGATAACAACAGATTTAAGCTCGCCCCTGGTGCATCATTTTCTAGCAGTGATGCCAAACAGAAGATTATTGACCTAATCAACCAAGGCTACACGGTGGAAGATTCTTGCCGCGCAGTTGGCAAGTCTGTAAAGTCTTATGAATACTATCGGGCTAGTGATCCAGATTTTAAAAAAACAATTGATCTATCTCGTGAGGTAAGAAATCGTAAGGGTGTAGTTTCCCCAGAAGATGCCTCAATCACATTTGAAGATTTTAGAGCAACTTACCTTTCATCTCAGACCTTCCCCCATCAGAGGAATGTCATTAGCCTTCTTGAGGAAGGCAAGCCTGCTTGGGTTCACGAAAATATGGTTTATGAACCAGGGATGTCAAATTATGTCCTAGTCAATATGCCTCCTGAACACGCCAAGTCAATGACAGTATCTATTGACTACGTCACTTATCGGATCTGCATAGATCCCAATGTACGTATT